TAAAGTTTTTTCCTCCTTTGTCATGAGCATTAGACGTCGAGCCCATCATGCATTTACCGATAATTTTACTACCTAATCGTAAACACGTTCTTGTTACTCTCCAGTTGTTTAATATATTGTTTGGTTTTTCCCATTTGCCACTTTCATCGTGAACTAATAATTTTAGTTTTTCACCGTCATAACTATTGTCTCCAGTGTTTTTCCAGTCGATGGTAGTATCAAGTCCCGATATGTCTTGTAGTTTTTCATTTGTTTCCAGCTTTCGTCGCGTATACTTTGTAGCGGGTACACGATATGCAAGCTCTGTTTTTGGCCTGTCCATACCGTCTTGAATTGGCTTAAAGAAAAAAGGATAGTTGACTGATATTGGTACGACTTTGTCGGTAAACATTTTTTTAGCGTCAGGTCCTGACTTTGACAGTATACCGAATCTAGAATCTGTTGATATCGTTGCTTGGCTAACTGTTTCTCCAGAAGCCATAAATGAAAATCCACTACGTCTGTTTTTAAGGTAGCATATTCCGTAGCATCTGTCGTCTGCTTTGCAAGCTTCCCAGAAAATGTAGAAAAGTCTGTTTGACTCTCTAAAGTCTGGTTTCCCAACGTCAATCTTTGACCACTGCAGGTACATATAGTGAGAACCAGTAATGTAAGTAGCCAGATTTTTATTATAGAACCAAAAGCCTTGTTCTCGTCTATTAAATTCTTCATCTATGTAATCGTACCATTTTTCTTTAAAATCCGAAGGGTATTCTTCCCAGTCAAATACAGACTTTATTTTTTGAAGTTCCTTTGGATATTCTATATTAGTCCATTTGTTATTTTCAAACCTATGTACGTTTTTAGCTTTTGGCAATGCTATTTTTAGGTTTTGTATTTCATATATTTCACCTATTTCACCAGTCTTGCTAATAACTATAATATCGTAATCTTCGTTATAACCATATTTCCACTTTTTAGCTTTATTATTTTTAGCTATAGTATGTGGTTGTATATGATCGTCAAGAACTTTATATAGAGTTTGCTCGTACATTATTTAGACCTTCCTTCGGCAAAACCTTTAAAAGTTTTTTCTTGTTTAACTTCTTTAGGTTTATCGTTTAATAAATCTTGCTCGTGTTCTATTCTAGTTAATATTTCAAAAGCATCGAATATTGCTAGCTTTTTTGTAGCAGCTGCGTTTTTAAGTCTATCAGCAGAAATATCATCATCTGAATCAACAATAGGTTCTTTAGCTACTTTAATTAGCTCATCAACCGCTTTGCGACCAGCTTGGATTATATTTTTCTTCGTCTCCTTTACGTTCATACTTAATTACAATATCATTAGATTTCATACAATAAAGACGTTCACCGTCAACTAAAAACTCCCATTCACTGTTTGGTTTAAAACCTACAAGGTCTCCAGGAGTTATTTTAAGATCTTCTAACGACTTATTGCCGTATTTTAATATACCAACAAGGCTTCTTTCTTTTTGAAGCGTTAAATCATTATTATCTTTAATTGGTTGTACAAAGCATCTTTCGCTTACAGTGTGCCAACCGCTTTCATTTTTATATAAATATAATTGATCAAAAGAGCAAAGATGATAATCGTCTTTTAAAAACGATCTACTTTTTTTCTTTTCACCTCTCATATCGTAAAAAGTTCTAAATACATTTTGATGTATTAAAACTTTATCACCTTTTTTTATGCCAGTATTAAAAGCTAAAGGTACTTGAATAACCTCAGCTAATCTGTTTACAAATTTCCAGTTTTCAATTTTAGTATTAACAACTAAGTCTTTGTCACCGACTTTTACTGTATTACTATATTTTTCACCAACTGGTTTTACAATAAAATCGTATAGTGAGTTCATCAATATTCTAAATCATACTCAACAGCTATAGCCATATTCTTATTAAACTTTTTCCAAGGTAAAACCTCATCATGTTTTTTAATATAAATGCTATAAGATGTATCGTTTTCATCAAATAAAATATAAGCTATTTCGTGACCACCGTAAACTTGCTGACCAACAGAGTAGTGCATTGCGTCGTTTTTGTAATCAGAACCAATACTTATTTTTCTAATTACTGTCTCCATCTTTTTCTACTTCCGTATACTCACCAGTTTTAAGATCTACTGAAATAGCTCCGTACTCTTTTTCTAGTTTAATTTTAAACTCTTCTATTTTTTTGTTTACTTCAGCTACATCGTGTAAAAACCCGTGTTTTTGAGTTTCTAATAATCCGATGCTTGAAATAACTTCATTAAGTTTAGTTTGCAATTCAACGATTTCACTTAACTGCTCTTCTGTAATTTTTGCCATTTGATTTGATTTAATTTAATTTATTTAACTTTTTATTTATTATTACTTATACTTTTAGCTTTTTCCCATGTTCTACCTACAAAGTAAGCGCCATAAACTGTTACAAGTAATGTTTGAAATATTGGTATATATTCTTCGGCTATATGAAACTCACCTATATTACCGTCAAAAAACGCACATATAGTAAAAATAACAGTCAAATATATAAGTACTAACGGACGAATATTCTTAGACAAGAAAGAATCAGACTTCATATCTGCTTGCCATCTTGCTGTAACTTGTTCTTGTGCTTCTTTATCAGCTTTCTCAAGAATTTCAGTTATAAGGCGTTGTGCTTCTAACTTTTCTTCTTTGGTAGTTGTGAGTTTATCGATAACGTCACCAACTTCTTTGATAACGTTACCGGTTAACCATTGCCAAATTTTTTTCATTACATTTGTGTGTCGCCAGTTTCAGACATACCAGTGTATAATCCATCTTTTACACCAACACCTGATCTTACGTTTTTCTTTTTCTTTTTAGCCATTAAAGATTTATATTCAGAGCTTCTAGTATCTAATTTTACTTTTTTACCTGATTTTGTAGTTACTTCTACTACTTTACCTGTGTGTTTTTCTTTTTGCATAATAGGATTAGTCATGTCTTTTGGTAATCCTTTACCTGTTTTAGGCATATCACCTCTTCCAGGTTTCATTTTAAATGGTCCGTTCATTTCTTTGTTTTTAATTGGTGTTTCTGTTACGTATTTTGCATTAGGAAAATTATAATCATAACCAGGTGTCATTACTTTAGCATAGCCGTTATTATCAACGCCATGCACTTTAAAGTCAACTCCTTTCATTGTTATATTACCTCCTTGAATAATGTTTTGATGTTTATTAACATCTGGGCTATTTCTTAAATATCCTTTTTTAGAAAACTTCATTATGCTCTTCTATAAGCCTCAGCTTCCCAAGGCAAGTTTTTAGCACCTTCTTTCATTTGTGCTCTTGAATATTTTTTACCTTTCCAGTAAACGTATTTGTCGTCATAATTTAAATCACCACGCTTCATTTGTTCAAGATGTATTTTTTCGTGAGCAATAACTTTTTCACATTGCTCTGGATCTAAATCTTTATTTAAGATTATACTTCCATTGTTGTTAGCTTTACCCATAACACCATCTTCCATATTTACATTGTAAATTGGAGTATTATCCATAGAGTAAGGTGGAGTTATTTTAAACGCCATATTTACTTGTAAAAAAGGTTATCATTATTTTTCTTATCAAACTCAGAAATACTAGGAACTTCAAATTTAGTAACGTCTAAACTGTAATCTTTATTTTTAAACTTTTCAGTATCTTTTTTAAACTTCTTTTGTTTATTTTTGGCTTTTTTCTCGGCTTTAGCTTCAGCAGCGGCTTTAGCTTTTCTATTAGCTAAATCAGCTTGTATACCTGCTGATATATCATCTTGAAGTCTTTGAAAAGCCCTAGCTGTAGAAACGTACTGCATACCGCCTGCTCCAGAGGCGTACGAGCTATTTAAAGGAGATCCATAATTTATACCGCTATCATATCTTTTACCCTGCTCTTCTAATCTAGGATCAACATCATTATAAGAAATAGTTTTAACTTTATTTATTTTACTTAAAATTTTTTGAACTTTAGGTAATTCATAGTCAATACCTCCCATAGATTCTCCAGACTTTTTAGATGATATCTTAGCAGCTCTACGCATTAATCTTTCATTGCGTTTTTGCTGTCTTTTCATTTTATTTTGGAATGGAGTAGCCATATTATTTAAATGCTTTAGCTCGTGAAGTAATTGGTGTTCCGTGTCCACATGTAAATGGTGCTTTAGATACTTCTAGTCCATCTTTACCTGAACTAGAACCTTTACCCATTGGAAAACCTTCTTTGCTTAATGGTCCGTCCCATATAGCGTTTTCACCTATTTGACCGGATAAATCTACTTTAAGTTGTTTTATGTTTTTCATATTTTTATTATTTTACTGGAAATGTTTTACCTCCTACTTCAAATGAACTTTTACCTGCTTTTTCAGCCGCTATTTTAGCTGCAATAAACGCGTTACCCTCTAATGGACTACCATCTTTATACATAAATGGAGCGTTAACTGACGTTTGTTTCATTTGTTGGTTACCATAAACACCTTGAGCAGTAGCTTGAGCACTTGGTGGAAATGGATTAACTAAGCTAGAACCTGCTGGCGTAACATTAGTCATTGGTTGAATCATTTGTTGCTGCATTGTTGGATCTACCATCTGCTTAGCTGGTGAGTCGTATTTCATATGTGCGGCTGAGCAACCTGAGCAAAGAGGTGATCCGCAGCTTTTGCATTTTGCCATAATTATCTGTATTTGTCTTTATTGACGTTATATATTGCTTTTGTTAAAACCTTATCGGTATATGTGTTACCACGTATAATACTATTAGCGTCTGAAGTTGGTATATCTTCTTTTCCAAGCATCATGCGATAAATTCTTTTTATCAATTGCTTGCATTTAATAGATGTTTTATATATGTGGTATTTCTGTGTTGTTCTGTTTCTATGTCTCCAAACAACTATCCAATCTTGTTTTAGTAATCTGTTCCA